AGTATAAAAGGAACTGCAGGTAAGCCTAAAAAAGGTGAGTCAGCAAGAATGAAAGCAAAGCGTAAATCTTTCAAAGCAAGACACGCTAAAAATATAAAAAGAGGGAAACTGTCTGCTGCATGGTGGGCAAACAAAGTAAAGTGGTAAAACAACTATCTTTGTAAAAACATAAAAACAAAATGGCAAGCGCAAATTATTATTCTATAAAAGTTACACCAACAGTACTTGCAGGTGCTGCTGATGCTGACGATGTTATTTTTAACCCAACAAAAATACCTGGGGCTGCACCTACATTAGGTGGGGCGACTAGACTTTTAAATGTAAACGTAGTTTACTACGATGATTATGAAGGGGCTTTAGATCTTTATTTCTTTGAAAAAGATACTAACAATCTAGGTACTTTAGGTGCAGCTATTAGTATATCAGATGCCAATCTTAAAACAAACAAATTGTTAGGTGTTATGTCTATAGGTGCAGTTTCAAGTGGAGCAGTAGGTGATATGATAGGAGCTAGAGCTAAAACAAATACAAGTGCAAACATGATACTTCAAGCTGCTAGCGGAAGCTCTGATATATTTGTAGCTGGAGTTGCTCAAGGTGGACATACTTTTACAGCAGACGGTATAGACTTAACATTTTCATTTAGATCTTAATAAATCATGGCTACTACAGTAACAAATGCATCTCTTACAGTAACCGTTACAGAGGCTATAACTCTTAACGGTCAGGATTACGGTGCAACAAATAGTAAAGTAACAGCCTCAATAAATGAGATCGCAAAAGGTATTGTTACTGTCAATACTGATAAAAACGAAATACTAGGATTTATAGCTTCTGGTGCTGCAAAAGGAAGTTTCATAGAAGCTAATGTTAGGTATATAAGAATAACAAACTTAGACGATACAAACTTTGTTGTATTATTCTTTACAAACGAGAGCTCAGATGAGTTTGGCGTAAAGCTAGATGCTGGACAATCTTTTATATTTAACGCAGATAATGTTGGAGGTGTTGTAGATACTTTTGATGCAAACAGCGGAGGTGCTGCTTCATCAGGACAGCTTGCTGATCTTACAGCAATATCTTCTCAAGCAGATACAGCCTCTGTAGATTTAGAATACTTTGTAGCTTGTGCATAAAATGAAAGTCGTAAAGAAATATAAAAAAGGAGCGAAGCTAAACGTAACAAACAAAAAAGTTGCGATAGATCCTCCTAAAGGACACCACTGGATGGAAGAAGGTGGCAGATACTACCTTATGAAAGGAGAGTATAAGCCTCACCCTGGGGCTGTAGAAAAAGCTAGTTTTAAATTAGTAGATCACCCTAAAGCAAAATAACTAATGCCTGAGGTAACTTACAATGAATACTCTACTGTTCTTAAGAATCACGAGACAAGACGAAAAGCTGTTGTAGTTAGACCTAGAGAGAGAGTTATTGCAACAAATACAAGACCGCCTACCGTTCCTGCTCCACTAGGTTATTACTGGTGGTTAGAAAATGAAAGATATCATCTTGTTGCTGGTAGGCCAGATAGAGCTTTCTTTCTTAGTGAACGACAAGCTTCAACAACTGCAGTATTTAAAGTAGTAACTCTAAGGCCATGAAGAAAATGAAGTTCAACCCTAAGTATACTAAAGGTAGTTCTGATGTATCTAAACGTAAAAAACTTATGGCGCAAATAGCTGCTATATATAAAAAACACAGAGGTACAAAAGATAAAAGAAAGAAAAAAGGATTCCCTCCTGCTGTAGCTGCAAAGCTAAAGTCGTTAATGAAACAAAGAGATAAGATATGAAAGCTGTTAGAAAGTATAAGAAAGGCGGTATGTCTGGTCTTGATGCTGCGCAAAAAGAAGTATACCGTAGAGGTCTTGCTGCATATATGAGCTCTGGTAATAGACCAAAAGTGTCTCAGCATGCTTGGGCTATGGCTCGTGTAAAGAGTGAGTTCGGTAGAAAAGAAGCAGCGAAGATTAGAGCAGGCAAGGGCAAAAAGAAAAAGTAATTTATTTATACATTTGTAAAAAATTTAATTTATGGAAAATCAAGAAGTTACACCAGAAGGTGCACCAGAAGGTGCGTCTTTTGAATTTATTAGCGATGATGTTGTACAGCAGGCTCAACAAGCTCAACAAGCTCAACAAGCTGAACCAGTAGAACAGCCTCAAGAACAGCAAGTTGCTGATATCCAACAGGAGTCAACGGAACCTGTTGCAGAAAATATTGAAAACAATGAATCAGAGGTTTCGCAAGAAGCCCCTGAAGAAAGCTATACAGACGAAGAAATTGAAGGAGCTGTGTTTAGTTACTTAAGCGAAAGGCTAGGTACAGACATTAATAGTTTTGATGATTTTTCTTCTTTGCAACAAGAAAGCGAGCTTGATGAGCGAGTAGAAGCTATCTCACGATTTGTAAATGAAACAGGTCGTGATCCTAAGGATTGGTTTACATACCAGCAACTAGACTCTTCCGAAATGGATGATCTTACTGCGGTTAAGTTTAAGATGTTATCTGACTACAATAACCTAAATGCTGAGGAGCTAGATACGCTTATAACAAGCAAATACAAACTCGATCCAAATCTGCACACAGAAGAGGAGGTTAGACTTTCAAAGTTGCAGCTTAAGCTTGATGCTAAAACTGCAAAGGATCAAATAGAAAAACTGCGTGAACAATACGCAGCACCTTTGGAGGAGGAGCAGCAAGATTATGAATCTCCTATTACTGAAGATTGGGTGTACAATATGGCACAAGAACTTGATGAATTAAAAGGAATTGAGTTTGACTTGCCTAGTGGCGAAACGTTTACGTTTGGCTTGACAGATCAATACAAAGTAGAGCTAGGGGAGAAAAATGTTCGCCTTGACGAATACTTTGATTCTTACGTGCGTAAGGATGGAAGTTGGGATTACGACAAGTTAAACATGCATCGTTCCGTTATAGACAACATAGACACGATTGTGCAATCAGTTTATAAACAAGGAATGGCGGATGGTCAACGAGGAATCGTTAACAAAGCAGCTAACGTAAGCACCAACAGTCCGAATCAAGGAGTCGCACAACCCGAATCAAGCCCACTGGCTGATCAGCTTAGAAATGCTCTAGGCCTCAACAGAGGGTTTGGATCAAACTCTTAACTATTAAAACAATTTTAAAAACTTATTATTATGGCATTTGCTAAAGCAAACGCAACGGCTACTAACGTAGGACCTAAAGATTTTGATGCTACACCAGGGAATTATACTTCTCTAGGATCATTACTTGTACCTACTAAGCCTGATGTGCGTGATTTATACATTCAGACATTCGGTGATCAAGGAATCACAGGAATGCTAGACGTAACTGGTGCAAAGCGTTCAGCTGGTTCAGCTGACGAGGTACACTGGTACGAAGAAGGTCGTATGAACAGAAAGCTAGACCTTACGCTTTCTTCTGGTACGGCTACTATTAACTCAGTTGATGGAGTTGCTCCATCAGCTTCAGGAAAAGGCGCTGAAGATTTCGTTCAGCTGAACGATGTTATCTTACTTTCAAACGATGAGAGAGTTATTGTTACTGGTTCTATTGGAACTGGAGACACTGACACTTTTGTTTGTAAGCAGATGACTGACGATGCTGCTAGTGACGGAAGTAACTTAACTGGTATTATTATCGGTAATGCTTACGCTCAAGGAACAGGTCAGCCAACTAAGCCATTCGAAATGGACCTAGTGTTACGTAAGAACCCTTACATCATTGCTAAGGAGACTTTCCACGTTAACGGTTCACAGGCTACTAACATCGGTTGGTTAAACGTAGACGGTCAGTACATGTGGTACTTAAAAGGTGAGATGGATGCTCGCAGAAAGTTCATGAATACTCGTGAGGCTATGCTAGTATTTGGTCAAACTAAGTCTTCATCTGGAGCTCCTGCTGCAGGTGGTGTTACTGTAAACGGTACTACTGTTACTGGTTCTGAAGGTTACTTCCAAGCTGTAGAAAACAGAGGTATTGTTTCTGCTACTGCTGCAGACCAAGACTTTAACACTTTAGCTGACCTTGATTCAATTCTTATTCAGTTAGATAAAGAAGGCGCACCAAAGGAGTACGCTATGTACATCGACAGACAAACTTCTTTGAATGTTGATGACATGCTAGCTTCAGGTGTTGCTACACAAAACACAGCTGGTTTAGCTGGTCAGTTCGGTGCATTTAACAATGACGCTGATATGGCTGTACAGCTAGGATTCAAATCATTCACTCGTGGTGGTTACACTTTCCACAAGCATGATTGGAATCTTCTAAACGGAGAATATGCTGCTGGACACAGCACATACCAAGGAGCTCTTATTCCTCTTGCAAACGTAGTAGATCCTAAGAATGGTGGTTCTAACCCATCTCTTGAGATGAACTACAAGGCTGCTGGAAACTACAGCCGTGAGATGGAACATTGGGTTGAAGGTGGTGGTGTACTAGGATACGCAACTAACGGTGATGACTTAGCTAAGTTCCACTACCGTTCTGAGTGTAACCTATGTGTACGTGCTGCTAACCAACACGTTGTTCTTAAGGGTAACTAATTAACCTGAAATGATTAGAGAGAGCCTTCGGGCTCTTTCTATGATTTTCGCAACAACTATTAATATGGCACAATCGCACGTATTCCCACTTTTACTTGACGGAGCTCAAGTTAACATTTCTGCATCTACACATACGTGGGCTGGAACATCTAGCATACTTAGAGTAGACAGTACAAGTACGATTACAGTGGGTTCTGGTAGTGTTACTGGAACTCTTCTTAACATTATTAGTAGAACTGCTGATGATGTTGTTGTGAATATCGCACCAGATCCTTATGGTTCTAACAACTTAGATTCGATAACATTAACAAACAGTGGAGATCATTGTACACTTATGTGGACAGGATCTGCTTGGATTATCTTATCTTCTGTTGTAGGTGCTGCTGCAATCGCATAAATAGACTACATATGGTAATTGAGTTTGGGCTTCGGCCCTTACTCTCTTATCACTTCTAATTTTAATTAATATTATTTCAATGACTAAAAAAACTACAACCAAGCCTAAGACTAACGGGACGTTAGCACAGGCATCAGCTCCTGAAGTAGAGAGCAAGAAAACTATTTTTAAACTAAAAGAACAGCCTGTACTCAAAACAAAAGAGTATGAGCTGCTTAGGCCAGGAGGTATAATCTTCATGATGAAAGCAGGTCCTGTATCTGTTTATGATGAGGAGACAAACTCAATAAGATCTATTAGATACATACCTCAAGAAAATAGTATTTGGGTAAATGAGCAATCAGCTAAGCCCACAAAAGAACCTATCTTATTCAACTCAGGTAGATTGTTTGTAAGAAAAGATCAACCAAACCTACAGAGGTTTTTAGATATGCATCCATCAAACGAAGCTAACGGAGGTAATGTATTCCGTCACGTTAATCTTCAAGAGAATGCAAAGAAAGATCTTCAATCAGAGTTTGAGATTGTTGACGCTTTAAATCTTCTTAGAACAAAACCACTAGATGAGTTGCTAGCTGTGGCTACTGCTTTAGGTATTAACACAGACAATCCTGCTGACGAAATCAAGCACGATCTTATGGTGAAGGCTAAGAAAAACCCTAGAGGTTTTGTAGAAGCTTTTGATAATCCAGCTATAGAAACTAAAGCTAAGATTCGTAAAGCTATGAATATGAGTATCATAAAGCACGAAAGGGGTCACGTAAAGTGGACAGATACAAACAAGCATATACTTGCTGTCGCAGAAGGTAAAGATGCTGTTGATGTGTTTACTAGATACTGCATGACAGAAAACGGATCTGTTGTTTTAGATGAGATTGTAAGACAGCTATAATCTTCATACATAACGCAAGAAAGGCCTCCCACTGTGGAGGCTTTTTCTTTTTGTATATTTGTATCATGCCAACAAGTGTAAACGTAGTATATAACACTCTTAAAGATTTAGTCAACAAGGATCAACAAGGATTTGTCACTGTAGATGAATTCAATCGTTTTTCTAACGTAGCTCAGATTAGAATCTACAATAGACTTTTTGATACGCTCAAGAGTGGTAGTCGTCTCGCTAGAACATCATTTGCTCAAGGTAGAGACAAATCGAAATACAAGCAGATAGAAGAAGACTTGGCTGTATTTGCTAAATCTACTAATGTAACCAAGGCCTCTGATGTGTTTGCTAGACCAGCAGACTTTTCTAGACTAATTAGTATATCGACAGCTGGAGACATGCTTCTAGGTGTAAATACTAGAACTATAGTAGAACTATGCTACGATGAAGAAAAGATAGAAAGAATACTTTCTAGCACCTTAAATGCACCAACAGAGTCATTCCCTGTAGCTTTAATTAGCGGTGATATAGAAGTATTCCCTGAGTCTATACAAGAAGTAAAAATGAGGTATTACAAAATACCTGAAAGCTTTACTACAGCTGGTGTAAGATCTTCAGATCCACCTACCTTTGGAGTTGTAACAGGTAGCACTACAGACCAATATAGCGCTACAAACAGCAGAGACTTTGAGCTCCCAGAGCATTACACTATGGAGTTGGTTATAGAAATAGCTGAGTTAATAGGTGTCAATCTAAGGGATAAAGATGTTTATGATTACTCAACAGCTGAGAGAGTAGAAAGAAACAGTGAACACTCATTCTAATGGCAAGAAATTATATACCACTACAACAAATTATAGGTGACTTCTTAATCAGCATGGATGGAAGTGATTGGGCTTCTCACGTTAGCGATGCTGCTTTACGAAACATAGGGTTGCGTGGAATACGAGAGTTGGGCTTTGATACGCTAAAAGTAATTAGATCATTAAAGGTTACTGTAGATAGTGCTACAAATACAGCAGTTTTACCAGACGATTTTGTAGACTGGAGTAAAGTTGGTGTAGTAGGGAATGATGGATTGGTATACGTTCTTGGTGAAAACAAGAACATAAACTATTCTCAGAAGTATTCACAAGTTTCTGGAAGCACATACGACTCAGATGGTGACGGCTTATTAGATAGAGAAGATGATAAGTCAGGTAGTTTAGGTGCAGTAGGAGCTGTAGATGATGGGTTTGGAAGTTACATATTTAGAAACTATGTATACGGAAACAATGAAGGACAGCTTTATGGGTTGGGTGGTGGAAGATATCAAGGTGAGTTTAGAATAAACCTAGATCAAAACAGGATAGAACTAAAAACAAATAGATCTCCAGGAGAGATAGTTGTAGAGTATGTTGCTGATGAGGCAAGGTCTACAAATCCTCAAGTCCATGCTTATGCTCAAGAAGCTTTGATGTCTTACATGTACTACAAGATTATAGAAAGAAAATCTACTGTACCTGGTAATGAAAAGCTAAGAGCTCGTTCTGAATACTATAATGAGAGAAGAAAGGCAAATGCACGTATGAAGTCATTTACTAAAGAAGAAGCTCTTAAAACTATTAGAAAGAACTATAAGCAAGCACCTAAAGGATGATAGAAAAAAATATTCCACAGAAGTTTGTTTCTGACAAAGATGAGCGCCTACTAAAGGTGGGTGATATGATAGAAGCTCAGAACATAACTGTCACACAAAGAGGTGAGGGTACTGAGTCTGTTATCAAAACTTTCAAAGGAGTAGATTCGGCTACTAAAGATTCAGAATTAAATCTCGTTAGCTCTGCTTCTACGGTTATTGGAAAAGTAGAAGACCCTCAGAGAGATTTTATTTATTTTTTTATTGCTGGAAATTCAGGAGATGATAACGATAAAATAGTTCAATATAATCCGTCTACAAATAAATATAAATTAGTACACGGTAGTACCTTTTTAGCTTTTGATCATACGGGTTTTGTAAAAGCAGATGTGTTAAATAAAGACTTTGGAAGAAATGGTGGCTTACAAACTATTCTATATTTTACTGACAACGTAAACCCTCCAAGAAAAATAAACGTAGATAGGGCTATAGCTGGAGACTATGACGGTCTAAGTACATCTGAGTTGGAAATAGCTCTTGGATCTATGAGAGCAGCTTCAACAGTTCCACCAACATTTAGGTTTGAAACTGACACAACTGTATCTAACAATAATTTTAAAAAAGAAATATTTCAATTTGCTACTCAGATTGTGTATCAAGACGGAGAAGTTTCAGCTTTATCACCTTATTCTAAAATAGCCGTTTCTCAAGCGGCTATATATGGAGGATTAGAAAGTTCAACAATGGGTGGTGCATCAAATGTTCAGAACCTTTGTGTTATATCTCATAATATATCTTTAAATCATCCTGACTTAAAAAAAGTAAGAATTCTTGCAAGGAGTGGTAATAACGGGAACTTCTTTATCGTAGATGAATTTGATCCAAACTCTAACTTAAGTAGAGATTTATATTCTAACAACGTTCAAGTTTATAGCAAAGATACTCGTGAATATAAATTCTATAATGATATACTTGGAACTCTAGTAAGCAGCGTAGAGGCTAATAAGTTATTTGATGCTGTTCCATTTAAAGCAGAGGGTCAGTCTATTACTGGAAGTAGATTAATGTATTCTAACTATCAAGAGGGTAGAGCTAATGTCACATTAAATCCTAACCACTATTCTATTACACCAAAGTACAGTGCTCCTGGATCTGGAGTTGAAGATTTTTCTGAAAATTCTGATGCAACAAACGTGTTCGGTGTTAGCGGTATGAATATAACTTATGATTTAGACAATGCTGCTAGTACTTCTGCAGGTACAGTCTTTCCAGCTGGAACAGAAATAAGTATATCTTTTCCGTTTAGACCTCAATTTACTTTAACAGATACAGGCGGAGATCCAGTTATTAAGTTTGATAGTGTAGTTCAACAATCATTAAGCGAGCAATTTGACACGCCATTTAACAGGCAGTTTCTTGCAGACACAGTTGTCTTTCCAGCTCCTACAGACACGACGAAGCAAGTTTCTTTTCACGCATTTACTCCTCAAGAATTTACAGGGACGACTGAGCTAGCTAATTTTATTCAGAGTCAATTAGACGACATGGATGAATTCTTTTTAGATTATGTCATTGTAAATCAAGCTTTTGTAAGACCTGACGGGTCAAGTTCCTATATAGGAAATAGCGGTGAAGCTGATGTAACATTAAGAGTATTCTGGAAGTTTGGAGAGACATTAACTTCAAGTAATGATCAGGTTGTGTTTGAACCTAGAATAGAAAAGATAGAGCTTATAGATATACAGAAATCAACTAATCTTGGAGGAGGAAACCATATAACACACGCTTTTGGGAATACTTCATTATTTAATATTGGTAACACCACCTACGAAGGTATTGCAGATGATACAATTACAAATCCAGCTACAGGAAACAGTGGTGATCCTTTGCTAAATAACGGATTGATTATCGACAATAATAGTGGTAATCAGCAAAATGAGCACACCTTTGCTTCTATAACAAACGATATAGGTACATCTGACCTAACATCAGTAGCAACTACAAACTCTACCACTTTAAGTTTTAAGCACACGGAATCACATGCATTTGGTATTGTGTTCTTTGATAAGTTTGGTAGGTCAGGATTTGTAAACGAATTGGGCAGTACTTATGTAAAAGCACCTCATGAAAGAAGCACTCCAGGTTTAGGGCCTGTTTCTATGGAGTTCAATCTTAGTAACACTAACTTAAATTCTTCTATACCGAGTTGGGCAGATAGCTATCAAATAGTTTATGCAGGATCTTCCGCTGCTGATACATTTCAGTATACTGTAGGAGGGGCTTATGCTAGAAGGCTGACAGATGAAACTGGCAGTAAACACGACTTAGACACAAGTACACACAACATATTTGTGTCTTTAAAAACTTTAGACAATTACAAAAGAGATAAAGAAGTTGTTAGAGATTATTCTTTTACTAAAGGAGACAAACTTAGAATTTTAACAAGGAGAGCAGATAACAATTCAGCTGATGAATTCCCTGCTTCAAGTCAAGGAGATGTAATAGAATTTGATGTTCTTGGCGTAAAGACAGTTACAGATGCTGATGATGATTTTCTTCAAAAATCTACTACAGCAATAACTGGAGAAAAAAACCCTCTTTCAGGAACGTTTCTAGTTATAAGCTCTCCTCAAGTAGAATCAACAGCCGCTCAAACCACTTCAAGCAACATTAATAAGTACGAAGGTTTTGATTGGTATTCTATAACAAATACAGACTACAACGGAAGCGTAAGTTCTCCAAATAAAAATCATTGGAATAAAGCTGTAGCGGTAGAGATCGTTACACCAAGGTCAGCGACTGCTGAAAAAGTATACTATGAAATTGGAGAGAGAAGAAGGTTAGGAGCGTATAGGGATGGAACTGCTAGTAACTTTGGACCTGCTTTTATAGTAAGGAGTGGAGACGTTTATGTTAGACCTACAAGCGTTATAATACCTAAATATGATAGCGCATGGATTGACTTGAAAGAAGGGGCAACTGCTGTAGAAGATCCTGAAACTTGGGTGAGTGATTTTAGATACTTAGAGAGCCATAATGCTTCAGATATATTTGAATCTGAATCTTGGGATAAAGGTAGAGTTCATTCTGTATTTAGAGATGCTGCGACTGTAACAAGATATAATAGTATTACGTTTAGCGATGCTTATGCAGACGATACAGCAACTTTAAACCTATCTTCTTTTAATCCAGGTTTGATAAATTTCTTTGATCTACCTTCTGAGCATGGCGCTTGTAGGTACATAGGAAACAAAAGTGACACTCTGGCTGCAGTGCAAGAGCAAAGGTTATCTTTGGTTACTGTTAACAAAGATATTATTGAGACAGGATCTCAATCTGGATTGGTATCTCTATCTACTAGTGTTCTAGGTAACGCTTCTCAATACGCAGCAGATTATGGTACGCAAAACCCTGAGTCTGTTTTAATAAGAGATGGTGTTGTTTACTTTGTTGATAAGAGTAGAAGAGCAATATTAAGAGCTAGTCAGCAGGGTATGGAGATTATATCTAATACTGATATAAAATCTTTTATTGAAGATCAATTCTCACTATGGCCTGGAAATAGAATTGTTAGCGGATATGATCCAGAAGATAATGTTTATTACATGACTTTAGAGCCATCGGGTTCTTATGCAGGTCTTACAGTAGGTTACAATATGGGTAAGTTTTGGCAAGGTCAATATACGTTCTTCCCTTCTTGTTATGCAGCTATAAATGACAGCTTCATTATATGCGACTATGTAAATAATTCAGCAAACGTTAGCGAAGATTTTATTATACATTCGTTCTCATCTCAAAACTCTAACTTATTCCCAGGAATTTCTACTAGAGCAGAATCTAAATTAACAGTTGTTTCTAACTCCAACCCTTCTATGGTGAAGCAGTATAACTCTTTATCAATAGAATCAGATTCTGCGTGGACAACAACTTTAGAATCTAGTACAGGTCAAACTACAGGAAACCTTGTGTTCTCAGAAAAAGAAGATGCATTCTATGCAGATATTAGTGGAGACACTAGCTCAAATAGTTTAAAGCATTTAATTGGATTAGGTGAGGCATCATCTGTAAGCGGAAGTGTTATAACGTTGTCATCATCCTTAAAAGGAGTAAGCATACCTACAGGCTATAGTGTTTTTATAAATAGTGGGACAAGTAGTGTTGTTAATATTAACAGAACTGTAGTGTCTTTTGATAGAGCAACAAGAGAATTAACTTTGTCTGCAGATGTGTCATCAATTGTTAACTCATCTAATTTAATATTTATATCAGCTAATCAACAGTTAACTGGTGATAATATAAGAGGACACTTCTGTAAGGTTAAATGCTCTAAAACTCCAACAGGAACAAACAGAGAAGAGCTATACGCTATAAACATGAATTTTGTGCCGTCAAAAGCAAATCATTCATCTTCATCTTAATAACCTGTAAAATTAGTATATTTGTATATCATTTAAAAAAGTGAATAAATGGATCCTCTAACAATTTTAGGTCTTATAAAAGCTGGAACTCAATTGCTCGGAACTAGTCAAGCAGGTAATGCTATAGAGAATCAAGCTGCGGCAGATAGAGAAAGAGCTAATGAAGCTATAGCTCAAGCTGCTGGTATAGTTGATGCAGCTCAGCGAGAGCGTGAAAATTTTGGATTAAGCGAAAGCTTTAGAGATCTAAAAGCTATGGTAAATCAAGACCCTATGGCAGATTTAGCTAGAAGGTCAGCACAACAGACTCAAGCAAACGAGCTTGCAGCCTTACAGAGTGGAGGTGCTAGAGCTTTACTAGGAGGTCTTGGAGCTTCATCTCAGAGAGCTCAAGCAGCTTTTGATCAAATAGCTGCTGATTCTTTTGAAAGAAGAAAGTCTGCACTTGAAACTATAGGTACAGCTGAAGAAAGAGTTGCAACTCAAAGATTTTTAGACGCTAGAAAAGAATTAGATTTTGGTAGAGGTTTAGAAGCTCAAGGACTTCAAGCGTTATTTGGAGCTGAGGATGCAGAGAGACAGGCCGAACTTCAACGGCAGCAAGGTACGACACAAGCGTTTGGTAATTTAGCTAGTGCTTTTGTTTTAGGTGGTGATGATGCATCTGGTATTTCTCCTGAGTTGCTTCAGCTTGTTATGAAAGAAGGAGGTAAGCTTAGAGGTGTAACTCCAGGTGAGTTTTCTCACGAAGACAACCCTATAGACATAATGCAGGATGGTGAAAAGATAGGGGAGATGACTGGTGGAGAAGCTATTGTATCTCCTGAAGATTGGGGTGAGCTAACACAGAGAGCAGGAAGCGGAAACACAGGCTTGCACAAATATCTAAGACAATTAATTGAAAAAATAGAAAGCAATGGCTAATGGTCCTACTGTTAACAGATTCGAAAAAAGAACAAACCCTGTCCTTACAGATTTTTTAAAAAAACAACAAGAGGGTTTTGAAAGTGCTAGTCAAGCTTTTATAGGCATTGGTAAAGCTATAGGTACAGTTAAGGCAAGAAAGTCAGCAGCTCAACAGCTTGTAGAGGATGCAGACTTTAGTAAAGATCCTGGATCAACAAGTATATTCTCTGCTGATGCAGAAGAATTAAGGAAGAATATAGATGGATCTGGTGATAATCCATATAACTTTGCTAAAACTTCAGATCAACTAAGATTTGCTGAGGATATAAAGAAGTTCAATCAAGATATCAGTGAAGCAGAAGGTCTTTATAATACTATAAACGAAAGAGTAGAGCTTTTAGATAATTCTTATCAGTATAACAAAAGCGTAGGGTTTGACGTAAAAAGAGCTCCTACAGAAGAAGTAGCTGGGATGGGTGAGGTTTACGATGCTAGAGCTACTCCAGCGAGTTATGAAAGAGCTACAAGTGATTTACGTAAATTAAGAAACACTAAGTTTATAAAAACAGCAGATGGCAAGTACGTTAGTGAAACAGTAAATCCTGTAAATAACGAACCAGTTTATTCTTTTGACAGTAAAGAAGATTATTATAAAGCAATGACTGAATCTGTAAGCCCTCAGTACGAAGCTGTCCCTGTTCCTACTGGAATGGATGTTGTTACTGAACAGAAGTTTGATTCAGAGTATACAGAAAAAGAAGGTGCATTTAGCGCTATGACAACGTGGGTTTCTAACCACCAGCAAGATGCAGCTAGAAGATTTAATCAAAAAAATAGAGAAGAAAACAATCCTAACAGAGAGGATGCAGCTTTAACAAAAACAGGTAGAGCAGAGCTTGCTATTGAACTAGGTATACCTGAAGAGTCTATTCCTGAAAACTTTACATTATCTCAGAAAGAATACTTAATAGAGATGACGGATGATTGGATGGATAGGCAAGAGAAAAAAACTCCAACAAAGAAACCTCTAACTCCAGAAGAAAAAACAGCACAGCTTTTCACTAATACATTCGAAGATTCATTTACAGTTACAAGCGAAGTTGATGTTTCAGCAAACTTTGACAATCCAAATGTGGATTTTGATGATATAGGAAACGTAGAGACTCCAGTTTCAGCTAGCTACGAAGTACCGTTACCGACAGGTCAAACATCATTTAGTATAAGCACAGCAGGTTTTTCTAATGAAGCTCCTGTAGATACTAATGGCAAAAGAGTAGCAGCATTAGGGCTTCAAGGATTTAAAATGGTGCGAGGGGAAGGTATTGTAATGCTAACTACTCAAGGAGATATTCCTATTGGTCCAGACCAGTTTGATGGACCAATGCTAACAAGCGTAAGACAACAGTTTGATCAAAGATATGGAGATGGAAGTTTTCAGAAAATGTTTGATGAAATAAGTAAAAGAGCATATGACGACTCTTTAATAAATTAATATATTTGCAACATGAATGATAAGGCGATAGAATATATATTGCAGCAATATGAGTTAGGTAAAGATTCAGATAAAATATATGCTGATCTTGTTTTTAACCCTATGTTTAAACTAGAGAAAAATGTTGCTAAAAAATTAATTGAAGAGACTTTAAAAAAAA